AGGCTACCCTATAAGTAACGCCTGCCTGAGAAATTCTGGGAGCAGGTAAATCTAACAAGTTAAACCTTGCTTCCGCCGCACTTTTAATAACTTTGATATTATTAGTAGTGTTTGGCTCAATTTCCCAGAAATCTTCTACGCCTGTATCTTTGTATAGTCTGTATTCAAAAGTTTGGAAATCTTGTGGTCGCACATATGTTTGTGGTACTTTGGCAACTATATACGTATTTTCTAAATCCATTTCTAGTAGTGGTGTTGTTGGATCTAATCCGGCTGAGCCAGCAACAAATGCCTTGCTGACACTCCAGCTACCAAAAATAGTATTGTCATTATTTGTATATCTTGCTCTAACCTTGTACATTCTACCAGTTTCTAGTCCAGTAAATGTTATACTGCTAGACTGTTTGTCTGCATATAGAAGTGTACCTGGACTAGTATCACTAAAAGTTTGATCACTACGTATCATTTCAAACTGTACTCGCTGAGCATGCACACTTAATCCGGTGGCATTCGTAAAGTTTAGCAGGGCAGTTGTTTGATATGTGCCAGTAGATATTTGCTGACTAGTGTCTCTGGTACTGGTAATTTTTCCAATCAGTGGTACGCCAACAATAGTATTCTGCACAACTCCAGAACTAGCTATTCCAGTGTTTGATCTGTGACCTAATTCATTATCCAAATCTGCAGTATATATTTCAGGGCTATAGTCTGTTAAGGTAAGTCTTGCTGTTAAGTTATTTCCCGGTTCAACTGATAAAACTATGAGTTCTTGTGACTCTAAGTTTTCAGCTCCCAGCATAACCAAATTATCTACTGCTACATTGCTAGGTATACTTTCTACTACAGTAATTGTAGAGTAATATCCGGCAGTAGTTATTCTTGCAAGTGTAAGATAAACACTACCACTTCCAGCAGTTGTAGTAATATCGTTAGTTCTTATTCTTATCTTATAATTAGCTGCAGGACTAGGGTTTGCATCTAATAATATATCTTCTGTTAGTGTAATTGTTTTAGTGGTTGTATTGGCTGCTTTAATACGTGCACTTCCAAGACCCCACATAGGTATATCGTGTGTAACCTTTACTAAGTCGCCGCGATTACACACTAAATATTCAAAATCAGTATTTAGTGTATAAGTTTCTGGTCTTAGCTTTAACTGTGCAAGGTGCCACTTTGCTAGATGTTCTGCCTGTGCAATATTTGTAACGCCAGGTAAATTCAGTTCTTCAAATATTTCTGCACCAAGTTTACCATTTCCAGCAGTAGCAGCATATCCATAGTTATAAACATATACTTCTTCTGCCTGATAAGCATTGTGCTCATTTTGTATAGTCATACGAAATGCGTGCGGAAGTCTTGGTAATGTTTTTGTAGCTTCAAATCCCCAACTATTATGTGGTGTAAAGTGTTGAACACTGTGTGCTCTAGGTTTATCTATTATTACACTCCACTTGCCATCTACGAATATAGGGCTTGCTTTTCCGGCAGCACATATGTCTCGTAATGTATCCATAATACTTTGAGTACTTGTTATTACAGCATTATAACTTAGTATAGGCATATTTTTTGTTGGCGTTATGGGATTACAAAAATTATGCCACTCAATCATTTTATTAACATCTACATGTTGGCTAATTTGTTGATATACACTAGTACTCTCTATATCAGCTAGTCTATATGCATTTGCTGGATGCATTAGTACATACAAGAATAAACTTGCTGGATTATTAGTGGCGCGGAATTTCCAAGAATTAGTTGACCTATCCCAATCCCAGGCAACTGTTTGCACCAGTGCATTTATTCCATCTACATTACCATTTGCCTTACTAGTACTTTGTACTTTTATGGCTGTTCTTGCTAATCTGCCACGAGGTAGTTCTCGTATTGGCGGCGAAGTACTATCATAACATACTGCATTACTAAGAGTTACAGTATCATAGTATCTATATTCGCTGGTAGATAGCTCCTCTACTTCTGGTGTTACTCTACGTGCACGTAGCTTATATCTTCCTCTTGGTAATCCACTTATTTTATATACATAGTTAAATGGATCTTTTCTTTTATGAAAACTACCAACTCCACCTATAGTAAATATAGTTTGTGGGCTAGAAGGGGTGTTTAATCCGGCATTTGGTGTATAAGTAATACGTACCGCAACACCTGCTTTTCCGCCCTTAGTATCCTGAGCTTTTATTCTTAGTGGATAAGTGCCTGCAACAAAATACTCACTATTAACCATTACATTGCTATAGCTTTCTTCTACTAAATCAGAAACTAATGGTCTATTATCTAGAGTTATTTGTGCTGTATCATCAACACTTGCTTCAAAATCATAGAATCCTGTATAGGGTAAAGTTACTTGTACAGTTACATCCATGCTAGTGCCGGCACCATTAGCACCAATCCATACACCGTTGGATTTTAATAGATCCGACCATTTATAGTATGGTGGGGCTTCAATAGCGTTTGGTACTGTAAGCGGACTTGTTTCCCAAATAGTTTGTTTTCCGGTATTAGTACCTGTTGGAGCAGTGGTTGGGTAATAGGTACCGCCAGTTACTTTTACTCGAACTTCTCCACTTTTTTGTGGAGAATTATCTTCTCCAAAATATCCTACTACTATGTCTTCGTAGCTTGCCTGTAAACCATAATATCCTGATTGGCCAGATAAATAATTTACAGTATAAGAGGGTAGTATACCTTCATTAGAGCTAATGCATATACGATATAATTTTATATAGCCGGCCGGTATTTCAGGTAATCTTTTATAAGTATTATTAATACCTAATAAACTATTATAATTGCCACTTCTAAATGTTTCTTGTAGTGTGGCATTTGGCTCATCAAGCGGTGACAGAGTAGAAGCACCACTAAAAGATCGTATAATTCCGCCAGGACCTAAACAAATTTCAAACCATTTATATCCTGGAGCAGTTATTGTGCTGTATCCCTCAGCAGTATCACCATAATAAGTAATTGCAGGACTCTTTAATACTTCGCTATATGCGGTTACTGATACACTCCCTCCACCAGGATTAAGTGCTGGGGTTGCTTGCCAGTCATTAGTACTTGTAGAGTACGGAGCTACTTGTAACTCTACACTGCAAGTTGTTTCGCTAACATCTCCCGCTCCATCACCCTTGGACTTGATTCTGCGCATTCCAGCTGGAAAACTAAAAGCTACATCTATGGAAGTGCCTTGCTGTACAAACGATATTTCTGACCAAGGGTTTTCTTGTGTAACCCCCGGCTCAGTAAATCCCAAAGTATTTTTAAGTTCAATATTTTTATATACTTGTTCTATGTCTGTTGGATAGTATTCATTGAATAGCTTTATTTGTGTGGCATCTTCAGCAGGACTGCCCTTCAATGTAATTGGATATGTTGGGGTTGCAGCCAAATCACTGTAGTAGCTATCCTTTAAATTACTTGCACCAACACAAATATCTTCAACCTCTAGTGGGCCAAATCCCCAAATAATTAACATATTTAAAATGTTGGTGGTAGTATTGGTCTCAATGTATGGTACTGCTCCTAATAGTCCTACATATCTTACTCTGCCAAGTACAATAGGTATTGCTCCCAGTCTATTTGACTGATTGCTTGAACCATTAAATAAATTTAATTGATTTGGCTGCCCAGGATCTTTGCCAGCATCTGGTGGTCTAACTGGCGCAATAGCATTTACTAAAGCCATGCCAGCCATAGTAATCGCCATTTGTGCAGCTGCAGTATATGCTGCTATTGTGGCCGCACTTGCTCCTGAAGGGGCGAGCGCAGCCCCGATTTGTGGTCCAAAATATACAGAAGCAACTACTACTGCGAATATAAGTAGTAATCTAGTAGTACTGCGACCTTGTGCAATTGTTCTATAACTAACTTGCTGGCCCTCACGCAGTACTGTTGTACTCCACTCTGATTCTTTAATAGGCACACCATCAACCATTAATACTAATCGCTTAGATAGTTTTTCACTGATTTGATATTTGTGGTGTAAAAACTTTACCAAATCTGTTAGTGTAGTACCTGCTGCCGTCCAATCAGTTAACTTTTGAATACGTAGTGGGTGTGGAGCACCAGTAACATTTACTTCGCCAGAAGTGTGTCTGTATGTAAAATACCCAGACAGTCTACGCTTCCATAGTGGATTGTTAAGAGACTCAATAACGCTGTCTTGTCCATCACGTGCATGTAGAAATTTGCTATCGCCTGCATATATACCTATATGTGCAGGCTCATTGTATATATTAAATAGACAAAGATCGCCAATTTCTGGCTTTCGTACTTCGCTCCAGCTATCCTTATGATACTGTATAAGTTTAGTAACTTGCTCATCCCAACTACCAGTATACAGATCACTATAGTCTGGCAATTCGATATTGAGTTCTTGTTTATAAAATAAACGAGCTAATCCCCAGCAATCTACGCCGCTGGTAGTACGACCATTTTCCTGGTATGGTAAACCAATGTACTTATCAAAATTCATCAGAATAGTCCTGGAAAATAGTTTGGAGTAAAATTATAGCACGGAAAAGGTTCGCGCGTATAATCAATCATGTCTAGAGTCAGGGTAATTTGGCTAGAGGTATAAGTAGCATTAGTTATAAAAAATCCTGGAAAGCTGGCTTCTACATATTCCGGATTACTTGCTAAAATTAACTCTAAGTTTACTTGTGTAGGATTTGTTAAGTGATCGCGTATTAACTGTATAGCTTCCGTTGTAACATAGTTTAAAACTATGTTACAACGCCCTACACCGGCATCCTCTTCGCTTGGAAGCGTAATCTCCAGTGGCAAAAAAACATAATTATTGCCTCGACTAGTTACACCATATACAACCTCATCATCTGTAGTTAGCGAATTTAGTCTCTGAATATAGCTATCAGCCAGCCTAATTGGTGCATTAGGCTGGCTAGGATTTTGTATAGTTAATAGTGTGATAAGTTGTTCATCTGTTTCACTAGAGAACATAGCCTTAATAGCTGCAGGACTAAGTTTCGTTAATCTACTCATGGTAATATTTCAAAAGTAATTTGTGTTTGCCAATAACCAGGTGCAAGATACTGCAGTTTAAAAAACTCACCATCTTGCTGTGGAACTATACGCACCTCAACGGTGCTGTATAGTCTTGGATGCGTAAATGTAAATCGTTTTGTTCCGCGAAGAGTTTGTGTTACAAAAGTTTCCAGATCTTGCGTATTCTGCGTAGTCATAATAAAACTCAACTGCATTGTGCTAGGCCTACGGCTGCGAACCCGTTGTTTTGCTGGGCCCGCATCAGTTTGAGTTCTAAGTATATTTACACCTACTGATTCGCTAAATCCTTTTTGTGGAGTTTGTGGAAATCCGTTTACTGTAGGCCAACTAGGAATTGCCATGTATTATCTCCTTGTTACTGATGGTTTAGTCATAAAGTTTCCGCTAATAGCTTGTTGCATAGGACTATTTTTACGACCTACTTCTCCTGCTACCATCTCGCCCACTATAATTTCAATCTTGCGATCACCGCGACTATCCACTGTTTCACGGGCTTCAGCTTTTTCACCACTGAAGTTATTTACAATAACTTCTACTTTATTACCTTGTGGCTTTGCCATTACACCGAGGTTACCCTCACTGTCCCTGCGTAGCGGCATAATAGCTTCTGGACCTGCTTCGCCCATTAAACCAGTTCCACGAGCAAATTTAAACAGTGTAGGATTTGTTACTACGCTATTAGTAAACATTCCACCTTTAGCAAACTTTTCTACACCATATTCAAATGCTCCGCCTGTTGCACCTGTATATACTATACCAGCAGCATTACCACTAGGTCCAGTTACCTTAGTAATATTTGCATTTGGTCCTGCTCCGGCCCCTACCATGCTAGTTAAAAATCCTATTATACCTTTAGCCCCACCTGCGGCACTATAGGCTAATAGGGCCTGCTGTTGCAGCTCATATCGTATTAACCCTTCGATCATACTATCAATCATACTCTTAAAGCTAAGTTTACCAGTTTTGGCAAAGTCTACAATAGCATCAGCCATACCACTAAAAGCATTGCGGAATACTTGGTCATATGCTTGAACTCTACTGGTTAGTTGCGATTGTATTTGAAGTACTTCTAATCTTCCTTGTTTGGCTTGATCGATAGTTTGTAGATTTAGCTGCAGTACTTCATATAATGCCTGCGCTTCTTTTTGGTAGTCTGCTATTGCATCTTCTGTAAAGTTAGCTGCTGAAAGTTTTTGGGCAATTGCAAGTATTTGTAAATCATACTGTTTCTTTGCATCAAAGTTTGCTTTTTCTGCTTCTTTTACTGCCGCTATGCCCTCTAATTTAAGTTGCTGAGTTCTTAACTCATCTTCTGTATATGCAAATAATTGAGCGCGTACACCAAGAATGTCTTGTTGATTTTTTAGAACTTGTTGGTCTTTTGCAGACTGTGCTTCTTGAATAGCATACTGCATCTCCATATTTTTTCTAACTCTACTGTAGTAGTTAGCTACCTCAGCTTGACGCTGTTGTTCTTTTAATATTTCTTGCTCAAGTTTTTGTTGCGCTTGTAGTGCTTTTATTATATCTTCTTTTGCTGCTTTATTCTTAAGTAAAGCATACCAAGTATCCAGCGTTGCGGAAGTTATTCCATCTTTTTCAATCTGTGCTATTCTATCTGTAATACCGGATATTTCATCACGTATTACTTTGGTTGCCGCAGTTTGATTACGCTCTTGCTGTTCAGTTTGTAACAACTGACGCTGTTTAATCTCTGTATCGCTCAGTATATCTCTGGCACCTAACTTAATTTCTGTTAGTTGTAATTCGAGATCTTTTTGTTTATTTAAGTCTGCTATACGTTGATTATCGCGGATACGAATCTGTTCTTGTTTTTGTATAAACTCATTCTGATCTACGGCCCTACTTTGCATATCCAGCTGCACGTTTTTGGCTGCAGTACCTCTACGAGCACTCTGCAGTTGCAGTAGGGCTGCTTCTGTTTGTGGCTCAATATTAGCAGTAGTCATTGCACTGCCATCACTGCGAAGTCCTAGTTTACCTAATCCGCCTACTGCACCAAGCTCTTCGGCACGCTTAAGTAGCTGATTAATAAACTTACCTTCAGATTCGGTTGAACCACCACGCGCATCCGCTTCTTTCTGTAATTGAGTAGCTTGATCAAATGCTAATCTAGCTTCAGCTAGAGTATTATTTTTAATCATTGTCTCAATTAACTTAGCTGTTTCGTTTAGCTCTTCGCGTCTTAGTTTAATACTTTCGCGCTCTAAACTAGCTTGTGCAGTTACTATCTCAGGACCACTTAATCCCTGTAGCAGATTCTTCTGTAAATCAATTATACCTTGTCTAAATGCACGATCTGCAGCACCTTGGATTAACTTATAGCCTGCCCTGATGCTATCATTACCAATTTTGATAATCGCATTTTGCATATCCTGCATTTTATTTCTAACGCTGGCCATATCTTCTCTGGCTTGGCGCTCTACTTCTTTTGCGGCATTTAGCTGCTGTGTATATTGAGTTGTGTCCACGCCTCTAGCGCGAACATTTATTTTATCTTGTAAGGCTTGCAGACGGTCCACTTCCAGTTTTGCGTCCATCAGCTTTTGTTCGCCACGAACTAAAACTTTTTCTACTTCTGGCAACTGTTGAGCCATTTGTTTTAATTGGACTACCGCTTCGGGGCTTACTAATGCTAAAGATTTTGGATCTTTTATTGCTTCTTTAATTGCTGCAATACTGGTTTTTGCATCTTGGGCAGCCAGTTTGAAGTCTATACCTAGCTTTATTAAGCTTTCGCCAAATTTAACCATTGGATCAGTAACTGCTAAGCTTTGAATTAGCTTCTCGGCTTCGGTATTAGCACCCTTCATACTTTCGGCAAATTTTTGAGCATCCTCTCCGGCCTTAACTACGGCATTACGCTGTTCTAAAAATACTGTTGCTGCATTTTCTGCTAATTTAACAGCACCTTTTCTTCCAGATTTTTTAAGAGCTTTTTCAATACCAGCTTCTGTTAAATCTTCTGTAGAGAGTATACTTGTTAATTTTTCTTTAATAGCTTCTCGTGCAGGGCCTTCAGGTATTTGTGCTAGTTGTTGTGTTAAGTTGCCGCTAATTGTAGATGTTAAATCTTGAAATGCGCTTTTAACGCCAGGGGTTATTTCCAATATTCCCTCAAAAAGTGTATCCACCCAACCTGCTTTTTTCTCAGCAGCTGTAAAAGCACTGGTTACTTCATCAATATTTGATGCAAGCTCTCTAAATACATTTGCTCTAGCTGCTAGAGACGCTGTGGTAATTGCGTCGCCATAGTTATTTAAAGTACGAATACTAGTTTTAACAGTATCGTTACTAGCTTTTACAGCAGTATTAAAAATATCCATTTCTTTAGCATTTTTGCTAAATTGTGCTCGCATAACTGCGGCTATGCCTACTACTATTCCTATTGCTGCACCTACATTTCCAAGAGCACTTAATACCATGCCTACCGAAGTTGCAGCTGCAGCCATTGTACCTACAAATCTAGTTCTAAACTTATTAATACCGCCCATCTCTGTAGATTTTCTAACTTCCTCATTTAGCTTTGACATTGCATAAATAAATCCGCCAGTTTCTGTGTTGGCTCCTACTTGAGACAGTATATTTAGTCTTTCTGCACGAGCACCAGCATTTGCACTGATTCTGTTTCGTATCATTTCGCCAAAACTTGCACGTTTAGCTTGATTTTCTTGTTGTTCATAAGCTTTTGTTAGCAAATTTTGTTCTTTTGTTAGATTACTAGTTGCATCTTTTAGTGCCTTTAATTTTTCTGCATAAGCTATAGAATCTACAGTTGCTTGTTTCTGTAAACCGCGAATTTGAGATTGAGCACGTTCCATATCTTTTGGATCCTGTCCAAAAGTTCCGGCAGCAGTTGCAGCTATTGTTTTAGTAGTGCGTAAGTTGTTATCTTTTTGATATTTTAACAAGTCTTGTGTGGCTTGTTTTACACGATTCTTAGCTTCGCCTAAATTCTTTTCTAATTCTGGAATGTTTAACTTTATTGCGCTCTGCTGCGTAAATTTGGCACCAAAAGCCTCGTTAATTTCTTTGGCTTTTTCTTTTGCCAATGTTGCAGATTTTACAAGCTCACTACGCCAGCTAACTAATGCCGGTATTGCCATAGTGGTTAGCTTAGAGGCAACTAGCCCGAGAGCTACAGTTAATAATCCAGTATTATTTGATAGTAAATCGACAAGAGGTGTCAAAAACTTATTTATTAGCTCTAATCCAGCAGTAGCCAAATTCCTAATACTAGCTTCTAGTTTTTGATATGGGTTTGCATCTAATTGCAGTTTGCCGAACTTGTCTCTGGCTTCTGCAAGTACCGCATTAGCAAAAGCCTGACGACGTTCAAAATCTGTTAGTGTGGCTGCGCTCTTGCCAAGCTTTAGTGCATACTGTTCTGTAGCCGGTCCAATTTTAGTAAATAAACCAAGTTCATCTAATAGTTCAGGCTCTAGCTTAGTAATACCGCGTGTTAAACGACTAATAGCGTCGGTCATGTCTAGGCCAAGTGCCTGTGAAGCAGTTTTTGCATACTGACCGATTTCAATAATTTGCTTACTCGTTAAGCCGGCTGCACTTGCTTTTGCTACTGTAGTCATTGCTTCACGCAGACTAATTGCATTATCAGTAGCTGCTACTAGTCTTTGGCTTAGTGAACCAAGAGCAACACCACTTGCAGCACCTAGCTGATCTAGTCCTTTAATCATATTTGTAGTATTGGCGGCCTCTTTTAGAGCATTAAAAGCAGCGCTTACCGCAAATAAGTTAGCAGCAACAGTTGCGTATACGCGTACTAATCCGCCCAAGCCTTGAGCTTGGTTTGCAAAGTCTCTGGCGCCTGCACCAGTTGTACCCATGCTGCCACGAGCACGGCCGTACTCAGTACCCTCACCGCGAGGTTGCATACGCGCAGCTGGGCGTAGTGCTTTCTCTGCACTGCGGGCGGCTGCGCTAAGATTTTGATTTAATTCTTTGGCTTCTTGATTTCTTTGCTTCAAGCTACCACTACTGTCGCTGACTGTTAAGTCTACATTAACTGTATTTCCTGCCATAGATGCTCCTTGGCCTCTCTAAACTGAGATAATTTGTTTGCTACCATTATATCACTGTGGCCTATAATTGTCAAACCAAAAAATTTTTAGCAATAAAAAACCCGCTAGTTTTTACTTAGCGGGTTTTTCTTGTTGTTTTTGCTTTCTAATCTCGTCAATTCTAACTTGGTCAATAACATGTATTAATTCCAAGTAAAACCTTCTGTCACAACGAGCAATATCATAAGCATCAAATAATTCAAAGATACCATTGATATTCTTGCCTAGATAATTTCCTCCCACAAACTCCCACTCGTCTCTCAGTATTCTGTAAATACTTAGTGCGGTTTGTGCTTCCAGTGGAAAATCATCAAATTCTACAGGTATTTCACTGTCGACTGGTTCCGAGCCCAACTGCTCGCACATATCAAAATATTGCTCCTTGGTCATACCCACAGAAGCATTTTGCATATAGCTAACTAGTTGATCTTTAACTAGAATCAGTTGTTCTTCGAGAAGTTTCCCAGGTCATTTACCTTTTCACTAACAAAACTATCAAAGTCGCTGCTGTTTTTCATCAGCATTAGTGCGTTTTCTTTGCTGTATGCAAGCTCATCTTCAGGATCAAACTGAGATACATCAACAGGTACTAACAAGTTGATATATTTGAATTTTAAACCTTTCCAGCCTTTAATAGCTGCGTCAACGTATAGTTCCAAGAAAAGATCTTCATTGAATTCTTCTTGTGTTTGACGGCCTTTGAAGGTAGTTTTAGTAGATTTCTTTCGCAAGTTAATTAAGCCATCACGACTTAGGTAATTAATTTCCAGTTTAAATTCTGGAAATCCTGGAAATTCTACTTCAATTGTTTTGCTTGGTACTAGTAATGTTTTTAGGCTAATCTCTTGTGCCATTTTTGTCCTTGATTTAACTAAAAAGTGGTGCCGGAGATCAGCCCGGCACCTGCTGTAAGTTCACAGCTTAAACTGTTGCGTGATATTCGATACTGATTTCATTAGCTGCATCAATATCGAAGTCTGAACCAGTAAAGCCCTGTCCGTTGAATGTAATTGTTGTACTAATAACTTGTTCAGTATTAACTGTAGGAATCTGCAACATAGCTGCTGGAATCTTTAAGTCAACGTGTGTGCCACTAGCGCCGCCCATTTGAATATTGATAGCATAGTCTGGATCAATTTCATTTGCTGCATTTGCAATCAAGCCACTTAACAATCCACCAGTAGCTGTAGCACCACTACGTAGATAAGCTGTTAGCGTACCTGTAACACTACGTGTACCTGTGAAATAGGTAATTGGTAGGTTAACAACGCCCAAGTTTGCTGGTGTTAAGTACGTTAAGTTGTTACTAAGCGTAATATTGCCGCCGGTGATAGGTACTGTAAAATCACTGCCTGTAAAGTCATTAATTGTATTATTGACTTGTAGTACTGTTAACTTGTTAGTAATATACTTGGCTACAGTATTCTTCTCTTTGGCATCGTTTGTGCCAGTTGCTAGGTCACCGCTTGCGCTTGTAAGTGGTACTTGTGCGCTAGCTGGAGTACCTGCTTTAATATCTAGCTGGCGAATAGTACTACCCTTACCTGCCCACTGAATTGCTGCGATTGCATCAATTCCGAAGTCGATAGTGGCTGTATCTAGTGCACAGTTATCTAGCACGTATGCTAAGTCATCAAATATGATGATTAGGCCAAATGCTTGTAGCTGGTGCTTGTTACTCTGTGCAACACTTAGTGTAGCAGGAGTACCATTGGTCCATGCAGCATTTGCTGTACCAATTGCAATACTACCAGCAAAAGCATTCCATAAATATGCTTCTTCAGCAGTAACATTACTGCCGTTATTATATGGACGTAAGTAAGTACTGAAACTAAAGTCTAGCGGCTCTAGTGCTGTGTTGAAACTGCGTTGACCACGAGCGGGTGCTTCTCCAGCTTCGTTTAGTGTAACAGTGTCAATTGTTGTGTTTTGACTAAAGGTCATGCCTTCCAATACCTGGATTTCAAAAGTATTGGTTTCGCTGAATAAGTGGTTGGTGTCTTTTAGTGCACCAGCTCTTACACGACCTTGGCTATCTACGTTGGTAGTAAAGAAAACTCTACTATTACGAATTAAATTAACTGCCATAGTTATTCCTTTTTAATTTATAACTTTGAGCACCTTTACTAGACTATTATCTGCGCTAGTGCACTTGAGTTATTAAAGTGCGTAGCGCACTTCTAAGTTAATTTCGCCAACGCCATATGGAGCCAGCAAACCTTCGTCAGTAGTAATACTCTGGATTAAAATTTCAGTTGTTTCCAGGCTATTGACCACATCATATTGTAGTACGCGATTCTGATCTATGCACAGCTCTAAGTCGTCCAATAAGTCCTCTAGCTGTTCTTGTGCACTATCTTCGCTTTGTACATAAACTTTTACACATACTTGCAACACGCCCCAGGTAAATTGGCTGGGCAGGTAGTCGCGTGTTTCACTACCTGGATGGATATAAACACACGGGAAATCCTGTACTTCATCCCAAAATTTTAGTTTAGCAAAACTGTTTTGGAATATGTTAGTTTTATATTGTCCCGTGCCGTCTATTTCTTTGAATTTTTCACTCAATGCTTTGACTATACTAGTTCGTCTGCTCATACTAATACTGCCCTCATCCTGTTAGCAACTTGCGGCTGCATAATTTCTCTGATAGATTTACTGATTAGCAGTTTAGGATCTCGACTTCTAGGTATCTCCTGTCTACCACCTTGACTAAAAGTTGCATATGGATTTTTCATGTAAGTATAAAAGGCAGTTATCATGCCTTGTCTGCTTTCACTAAGTCGTTCTACTCTTACGCTTTCAGCAAACCTGCCGGTACGTAGATTGAGTATATCACGACGATTACCGGTACCCATATTACGCTTGACTTGCTCTACTAGACTTCCATCTAAAATCTTCTGTAAGCTAGTAATATTAGAAACTTGCTTAATTGCGGCTGATTTAACTGCAACAGTTTTTGCCACCTTATTCTTTTTAACAGACTGTTTTACTTTGTCAACTGCCTGTTTAAAATCTTTTGCAACCTTACTTATATTAATAATTTCTTTGTGCTTAGTAATAATAGGTCTAGGTTTGACTTTAGTTTTTGTTTCTTTTGCTGCCGCGCCTGTTTTTATAATACTGGCTATAGATTTACCTATGCCATCTTTTATAGTAACAGAACCTGGTGCATTTATTAAATTGTTAGCTAAAAAATTTGCATTTTTAACTATTTGATCGTATATTCCTTGCTGCTTTAGCGGCTCTTTTAATTCTTGCGCTTTTTGCAGTATAACATCTACTACAGGCTGTAAGGATTGTATTAGCTTTTTAATAGCTTCTTGCGTAACTCCAGTTTCGCCTTTTCCGGCAGCTTGTATTAAATTATTTAAATACTTACCTGTTTGCTGAAGTAATCTTCCTGCGGCCTCGTTATCGGCTGTAAACTGTAGTTCAGTTATTAACCTAGGATTCTCTCCCAATGCATACTTAGTAGCATCTATAAATACTTGAGATTCAGTTACCAGATTACTGGTTAAGTAGTCTGCATCTAATACAGCTTTTAAAATAGAGTCCAGTGCTTGTAGTGCTTGCGGATCTTCTAGTCCTGGCATGCTGACTGTGAAGTCTCTGTATGTGGCCTCTACACTCGTACTGGTTTTTGCAGTTACGCCCAGGGCCACTTTTAGCTTTAGAAAGAATATACCGGCAAGGTGTCCTGACTGTACATTTTCTCTGATGTTATCTATTACAGATTTAGGTACTTGTTTTAAATTACTACTAATATAATCTATGAAGTAGTTTTTTAATGTATCTTGTGGTACATTCTCTAATCTTATATCCGTTACAGAGTATTCAGATACTTTGGCTCTTTTTTCGTTTTCTATGTAACTAACGAAATCAAAGAAAAACTCAGGACTATTTAAGAAGTTGGCAACTATTTGTTTAACATTACTTTCTTCCATAGTTTCCACTATTCTTTTAGATAGTGCTGACATGCCGTCTATAGTTAAACTGGAAGTATGGTAATCTGATGCTTCAAACTTTTTTCTTAAATCTTTTGTGCCAGGTACTTCTTTAAATATTTGTTTTCTAGTCTTGCCTTTGAAACTGGCTAAGTCTATTTTATTAGAGCCGTCACCATAAATGTCCAGAATACGCTGACGAAGTATTGGTGAAAATTGTGCTACACTCATGTATAATCCGCAACATACTGGTCAAATATACGCTTAATATGTGCTGGTAAGTTTGTAGTGCTTACATATTCAATTTGTACACTATTTGTACCAGGTGCCTTACTACTGTGTATTGCACCATCATTTTTTCTGTAGTAGGTGAGCAAATCTAACACTGCTAACTTTAGATCTGGTGGTACTACTTCGTAACCTGCAAAGTAAGTAACTTTGTATCCGTTAATCAGTTCTGGCCAAACTCCTGTCGCGTGTAGTGATACTATATTATCACCATCCTGAACCCAGTCGCTAAACTTAGTTAGCTTGCTGTAGGTTTGCCCGTAATTTGTACTGCGTTCAACACTAATCACTTGTGTAACTGGTGTTTCTTTTAGTATTAGGTTTTGATGACCGCCCTTGAATAGCTCAATCTTTGCTTCATCAAAGTAGTCTACAAAAGTTCGCTTGCAATATGTTTTTACTAATTGCGAAACTTTTGGTATTAAAAAATCAATCTCTGCATCATGGTTAGTGCTATTGATGCCAGCATATGTTTTATATTCTTGTTTAGTAACTAAATCTGCCATCGACTAGCCCTCCTGTCTTTTAACTGGACTCAAAGAATCCAGTTAAAAGACAGGGATCATGAGATCCCTGTCCAAATAACATTAAGCTACGTAACGAATAGCGCTGACGCCAGCACCGTTGTTAGTTGTAACTTGTGTTAGACCTGTGCGTAGGCTTGCAACCATTACACGGCGTTGTGTTTCAACTAGGTCGTCTGTGTCAACACGTAGACCACGCTGATTACCAACTAAGAAGTTGGCTGGGTTGAAAGCAATACATGCTACTTCACCAGCGGCCTTGCTAGCAAACTCAGCACTTACTAGTACTGGGCTGTTTGCAACTGTACCGATTTGTCCGGTCAAGAATGTAGCTTGTGTGCCAACCTTGTCCATTGTCTGGAAGTTAGCGTCGTCTAGTAGGTCGTAGTAACCTTCTGTAGAAACAACGTAGATAACTTCGCTTGGATCAAGACCCCATGCACCTAGATCACGGCGAGCTGCACGTAGTGAGTTAACTGTTAGCTTGTCAGCATTGCTGATATCAAGTGTAACTGCGCTTGTTGCGTCATAAGAAGCTAGACCCTTAACAGGATCGGCACCTGCACCAGCACCTAGGCTGAATGCCTTATCAACTGCGCGAGCAACACGGCGAACCATGGCGTCACGAACAACAGGCATAATTGCTAACAAAGCGTCTTCTTCCTCTTCGAAAGCGACATACTCGTTTGTAGCAACCTTGTATGCGTTCAAGGTGATTTCCTTTAGGGCGTGTGTAGCATTGCCACCTGTGCTACCACTTGTACCGAACTGGTTGTTCTGTACCCAAGTTGCCATGCCAGCCTCTGGATTTACAGGGATAGTCATAACATTGGTTTGCATGTTAATTGCACGTAGTGTTGGAGCAATCACTAAACGACGGCGAACTTCATTTTCCATTTGCAGGCTAACTTCTAGTTCCCATGTGGCGCTAGGTACGTGTGCACCATACTTTTGAACCATTTGATTACCAAACTTGGTGCTCTCTAGGCTCTTGCCACTCATCTTAGCTAGCAGAACTGCCTTTTCTTTGTCGGCATATTGCATTTCGGTCTTGTTGTCACCAAATTGCATGCGGCTCTTTTGAATAGCTTCTAGTTCAGTAGCTTTTTCCTTAAGAGCAGCTTCAAGACCTTCTAGGGCCTTCTTGCTGTCAGCACGTTCTGCTTCTAGACGCTTCTCGACTTCGGCCAGTAGCTTGTCAGCACCAGTTTCTGTAGGAGTAACGGCAGCAACAGCGGCCTTAATACGAGCTTGTAGCTCGGCTTCTGCTTTTTCTTGAGCAGCCTTTTCTTGAGCGGCTTTTTCTTGAGCTTCAATCAAAGCCTTGGCTGTTTGTTCAGCAGCCTTAGCAGCAGCATCAGCTAGCAGCTTCTCTAAATCTTTTGGATCCATATCCCATTCCTTTTTAATGTCGCTCTTTGCTTCCGTTGAGGATTCTAGCCCTTTAGCTGACTCGCTGCCGGGTGCAAATTGCTGTTTATACAAACTATATTCCTCGTCAGTATCAAATGACTTGGCTAAATTAAACAATGTGTTTTGATTTGCTGGCACTGACACGACAGAAATTTCATGTAGTTCCAAATCTTTAACTAAGAAAACCTCGGCTGCTGTATTGTATTCCGCATCTTTGATCCGGAACCCAATACTAAAGGCACTCAACACGCCCTTTTTAATCAGCTTGTACACATCGCCTGCAGCATCAGTAATATTGGCTTTAATCCACAAACCTTTGCTATCGACTTTATGTTCTACCATTTTGCCTACCGGCATCGTATGATTATGATAGGCGAGAATAACAGGATTCTTTAAATAATCTGTTAGTCCCTTTTCCCAAACGCCAGTTGGGACTACGTCTCCGTGTCTGTCTTTGTCGTTGGTACTAGCATAACCTTCAATCATTATGCTCTGATCTTCATCATCTTCTTTGGGTAGTGCTTTGGCAGTAAATTTACTGTTAAAGTAAAGTATTTTATCTTTTTCTACCATAATACTCCTTTATTGCTGTGGTCTCCCACCTTGCGATGGATCAGCAGCGCTACCAGCAATATTGGCTGGTATTCTTAAATCGTCATGACCATCAATTGCATCATAACGTAACTCTTTTCTGGCTTCGTTTGGAGTGATAACGCCACCATTAACTAGCGAAGCATGGTACTGCGCTATGTCTTTAAGTTCTGGCTGTAATGCACTAACATTGCTTGTAATTGGTTCCACATCATATCCGAAGTATCGTTCGATACTAGACACGTACTTGCGTACAGCTGGAATAATTGTTTCCAAGTAAAATAAACGCAAATTAGGGGAAATGTTAGCATTGTTACCACCCATTAATAGAATAGGCGGTACGCCCACTGCAGTCATAATCTTTTCGCTATGGGTTTTAATCGACTGATCAAAATCCATTTCTTTAAAGCTTGCGTCAGTAATATTGTGAGGTTTTAAGCCACTATCCAAAATAATTGGACGCTTACCACCATTTTTAGTTGAATATTTTTGTAGCCAGTAGTTGATTGTTTTTTCTTTTGCTATTTGTGATAGAGTGTTGTCCGATGTTAACACTAAACCAAATACAGCACCGTTATCAAAGAATTGCTCTTGAAACTGCTGCATGCTGTATAAAATTTTTACGCTGCGCTCGGCTGCTTCCAGGCGCGAAGCTCCGCGATAGATACTCTCGCTGCTAGTATCACGGAAGTAAAATACTTCAGATTCTTTAAAGTCTACTATACCATTGTACTTAAAACCTTTGATAAAAGTTTTAGTATCGGTAATAATTTCTACGCTTTCTGCTGGTAAGTGGTACAGGAATGTACCGTCAAAATGCACAAATGCATTGCCTTCCAACAACAAGTCAGTAAAAATGCACTGACGAAATTCCAGTGCACTTTGATAAGGATTAGGGCGAAAGTTAAGTAGAGTGTTTAAGGTTTTTTGACGTAAACCACCAACTACTCCATCGTGTACCTTATCCTTGATATCGTAGTCTAGCGAAGCAGCTGCGTTTACAACCATGCTGACACTACGATTTACAGATTCTAATTTTTTAAATGCCTGACGATAAGTAATCAACTTGGCTTCGCTGCCTAAGTTACTACCCTCGCCTTGTGCAATACGTTCTTGTGCTGGATTCAATTTCTCGACCAGCCAATGACGCATATTTGTTACCATGCCCATGTGCTACCCCTTAGCAAAATTCGCTGAAGTGGCTGCCATAGCTTGGGGTTTTGATTACTTCACCACTAACGTGTTTTTCGCGCTGTAGTTGGATCCAGCGAGCCTGCTTTGGTTCGCTACCAGGTTGCGGCGTTTTACCGTAAACTCCGTGTAGTTGTACATGATGCCGGTTGCATAGGGTATACACCTGATCATATATTTCCACGCGATGTTGTTCAATAAACTCATCACGAACAGCTAAAATACCCTCGTCAGTGCTAATGTCATAGCCTTGAGCCTGTGCCCACCGTTCCAGCAGTACAGTTATTGAATGTAGGTGATGCAGTTCTAAATCTTGTTGGCTGCCACAAATAAAACAAGTTGTTTGTTTTTCATAGGCCGATTTAGCCCTATCACGCACCCACTTTACAGGTATGCGTTTATTTGTATTTTTTGCCACAGCTGCCCTTACCTACATAAACGGATACATGTATTATACACCAACAGCACTACTATGTCAATACTAATTTTTGTGGTACCTATACAACATAGGTGTAAAGGGCGTATCGCAACGCATCAGCCATGTGCGAATAATCGTCGTGTTTTGGTCGTTCACGCTGCAGACCTTCACGATCATCCCAGCGATACTGGTCCAACATAGCTAGCACATGCTTGCAGTCACTGTGTATAACTAGTCTGCCTTGCTGGATTAACGTTTGCAGGTAGGCAATACCGGGCAGCACATCTTTTTTAGCTTTTGTTGTTGCTAAATCATACTGGTAGGCAAGGTCGCTTGAAAACTGTGCGGCTGCCGAGTCAATAAATATGGTCTCTACACCCCACTCTTGACACATCGCCTGAAAATCTTTGGCGTGCTCGGCGGTGGTCCGCTCCGACTCCTGATAGTCACGAACAACGTAGAACTTGTCACTCTCAAAGTGGTAGCCAACTACCACAAAAGCAGTATGATCGCGATATCCAGGGTCACAACCAGCAATAAACTCGCAACGACGATGCTCCAACACATCACTGGGTAGCTCCTCAACGACATTATCCTCGCGCAGTTCGTAGATTTGACCAGCATAGCTGGTAAAGCTAGCCAAGTACTCTTGCTCAAACTCTGCTTTTGACATACTGCGGCGCGCTTCCTGCACGTCCGACTCGGCCATCCTGGTATTTTCACTGTAGTCCGCCTGTAGCGATACCCACTCCGGAAACGCTTCGTCAAAGCCGCGATTCCAAAATTGACTAAACCAGTTCAACTTACCGCGAGGTGTACTAATAAAGATAGCTTTTGCAGTGGGCTTGTCCAGGGTAGGACGTAGTGCTACATTGAAAGCAGCCTCGCCTCCCTCTCCAAGAGCGGCCTCGTCGAATATGATGAGATCATAGCTGCGTCCAACAGTACTGTCAACGGTACTGAGCGAACCCATGCGTATAGTGCTGCCGTTAGATAATTCAATAATCTTGTCTTTAAGGTTGTCACGCGTAACTTCCAAGTCAAAGTGTTTTATTAACCGTCTTTGCAGTTCAAATGAAATTGAACTCAAGTTGTAGTTTGGCGAAATGATAAGCACATTCGAGTTGGGTACAAGTGTTACTAGTTGACCAATCACGTTAGCAATGTAAGTTTTGCCTAGGCGACGGGCAAGTGCGGCGCAAATAAAACGGTACTTGGGGTCATTAACTGCATTGATTAAGGCAATTTGCGGACGATTAATGGTGTCGTAAATGCCTAAGAGTTTTAAGTAGTTGTCGATCGGCAGTTTGATAAATCGTTTGTCACTGGGAAAGTCTACTATGTGGTCGCGCTCAACATCCGGTCTTGAAATGGTTAACATTAAATACCTTCACCTGTCATTAAGCGCTGCACAAGCTGTGCGTACTTGCTACCCTCCAAGCCCTCATTGATCTGCACATTTACCTGCTTTTGTGGTCCCGACACCTGATTACGTGCTTTTTCCAGTTGAATCTCGCGGTCCAACATGTCCATTGACATTTTGTGTGACATTTGTAGTAGGTCGGCAATGTCCTTGCTGGATCCAACGCCAGACTCCTCCAGCTCCTGAAACTTTTGCTTGATAAGTGCGTCCATTGCACGACGCATAAGGAATCGGTTGTTGTAGCCCATGTCGTGAAACACCATGTCAATATACTGCTTGACCTCACGGCGATCCAGGTAGTTGGTTACCAGTTCAGGGTCAATGTCCAGTTCGTGTGCAACTTTGCGGGCGTCTTGAAGTTGCAAGTATGCATTGGCTACCTCAAGTGCCTCAGGGCTGATCTTTAGGGTCTCGGCCGGTAGGTGTGTTGTCATCTGTATCCTCTACATACTGATAAAATTTTTGTTCTTGGTAGGTGAGTGTATGTTTGTGGCTGCGTCTGGGATTACCGCAGATAACACACTTTGGATTGCCACAGTCTAGGGCATGGTGCTTGTTGTAGTAATGCTTGCTTGTGTCCTCTATGCCATGCAGTTTAGCTATTTTTTGTTGTTCTAATTGTTTGCACTGGCTTTTATGTATACGGGAACTATGCTTGGTTTTGTGATCTTGAGCACTCATTTTTTACACTCCTGTTTTGTACGATTATAGCAGTTTGGGTATTTTTTAGCAAGTGCTAATTTTGGCACCTTAGTGGTTTTAGAAAAATCCCATACAGGCCGCGTGTGAGGGGGTTGTGTGAGTATTCAACTTTTGATAGTCTTATAACCCCCCTATATTGTACCATATCTTTTTATTTTGTCAAGTAGTTCATCATTGATTTTTTCTATTATATTTATGTATGCGATAGAAAAATACTATTGGCAATTGTTATTTGTTGTGCTATACTAGAGGTTCACTGTTAGGAAAGGAAATCGAAATGACTGCAAAGACTGTAAACTATACCCCTGAGCAAACTCTTAGCATGATCGCTGATTATCAGGCTGGCGTTAGCGTTGAGAAAATTGCTAGCGATATGGGTAAGACTGTGCGTAGCGTGGTAGCTAAACTCTCACGGGAGAAAGTATATCAGGCTAAGGCTTATGTTAGCAAAACTGGAGAGAAGCCTATTAAGAAGGATGTTCACGCTGACTTCATTGGCTCTGCCCTAGGCTTGTCTGAGAATGATGTAGATTCTCTGACTAAGGCAAATAAAACTGCACTCGCTAAGATTGCGGATTTTATCAGGGCTGAGAAATCCTGATACAATGTAGGGGCTTATGCCCCTACACTTGACAGGGCTATTGCACTGTGATATAATATAGGCATACTTTAAGGAAATCAAAATGAACAAATATGACATCGAATTTTGGGCTTATATAATTGGCCTTAAAGCAATTCTTATAGGATTGTTCTTTTTGTATGCTTACTATGTTACAATGTGACTATGAACAATCTATATAGCTACATTAAGTATCTTGGGCTAAAGAAGCCAGTTAACCTACGCATTATTACTCGTAAGAATAAATATGCTGAGGCAGAATATGAACCTGAGTATTCTGACAAAACAGGTAGGCTCAAAGAACATAAGATTACTATTTTCTATAAAGAAATTACTAGGGGTTTAGATACTCTGATTGCACATGAGCTAATCCATGCATGGCAAGAGGAGAATAAGAAACAAGAAACCCACGGCAAATATTTTAAGAAATATGCCCGTAAAATGGAAAAGGACTTTAATCTTACTGAGATTTATATAGAAGGGGTTGACGAAGAATAATCCCCGCACTGTTGCTTTTTTGCAACAGGGCGCCATTTTACTATAGTAAAATGGGAGGTGTCAATAGGGATAAACCCCTATGTTGTATTTTAGCACAAGCTATTGCATGGTCGGTTTTTTGTGTATAATGGACACATAGACAGGAGAACAGAAATGTGGCTTAGACTTCAAATAGCAATTGCAGTTGCTCGCAAACTGATGCAAGTTACGGGCATGGGTATGCATGATGCTTCCCGAATTGTAGGAAACAGATATAATGTAGACTCCGCGCAAGTTTATCGCGCACTAACTCACTGAGGAAATTATGGAATACACTTTTGTCGAACGCGAAGTTTCTGATTTGCACAAGGATGCATATGGATTCCGTCCAAGCTATGACTTTTGGCGTGAATGGGAATTGTCGGATAATGATGG